GGTCGCGGCGGCCGGGCTTTCGATCTGGTACATCAACATGCCAGCGAGGCCGGTGATGTCTTGCACGGCCTCCACGGCCGCCTGTCCGGGGTCGCGGGTACCGTCGTTCGAAGCCTCCATGCGGGCACCCTTGAGGGCGCAGGTGTAGCCGTGGCCGATGACGACCGGCTTGGCGAGGCCGCCGTCGTCGGCGTCCATGAAGTCAACCTCGCGGCTGGAAGTGCTGAAGCTGATACCGTCTTCATCGAGGCCGCCGATGTTCGTGTAGACGGGCGTGGTGACGGTGCCGGTGTTGACGCCGATCTTGAAGTCTCTGCTCAGAACCTTGTCGGGCGTGCCGGGCATGTTATGCTCCTCTATGTCTGGTGGTTCGCAGTGGTTCTGCTGGGCTGTTCTGGGCTGGCGGTCGCGTCAACGGCCGCCGGCCCGCTTCTTATTCAGTCTCGGTGGGCGGTGAGTGCACGGATGTGCAAAGCGAAGTTCAGCGTGTAGCGGTAGCGGCCTTTCAAATCGGTGCCGATGTTCACGGGGGCCGTCTGCATCGACTCGGCGACGATGACGAAAACCTCGTCGTCGCCGCCGGGGTCGAGCACGGTGTACCGGAGTCCCTGCAGGGCCCCGTACAGGGCCACGGCGCGCGCCTGCGGGGTCGCGTAGTCGTTCGGCGCCCCACGTACCATGAGCTGCACGGTGGGCTCGTCGTAGCCCCACGTGGCCGCGGCCGGCGTTGGGTTGCCTCCCGTGCTGAGGATCATCACGGCAGCGTCCGGCGTGTCCGGCAGGCGCTCTGGGAAGCAGTCGCCACCGGCGGCCGTGGTGTAGGTGACGAGCCCGGCGTCGGTCAGGTACTTGGCGAGGGCGCGCGAAATCATCGCATCTTCCCCCTGATGCTCATGCCGATTTTGATGCCGAGGCGCTCGGTGGTTTCCTTGGCGGCCATCTCCAGCCACTTGGCGCGGCCGGTGCTGTGCGTGACTTTCGTGTTCTCATGCACCATGAGGGCAAGGCTGCCGAAGGATTCGCGGCCATCACTGCCCGTGGCGGGGGTGGGCGTGTCGTAGTAGACCTGCGCGCTCAGTCCGGCCTCGTCGACCTCAACCTTGCCGGAATCGCGAAGGAACCCGCCGCCGACAGGGGCCACGGGTACCGTCTCGCTGGCGGTCTTCAGCAGTTCGTCGGCTGCATCCTGGAGCGCAGCGGCGTCGGCGGCGTGCATCTTCGCCTTGACCCAAGGGATGTGATTAGCGACGACGACGATGCTCGACGTGCTCACGTGGCCTCAGTCTCTTCCTCGGGCTCGGGCGCGTTGGGAATCCTCACGTCCACCATGCCTGTCGGCTCGTCTGCGGGCTCCAGGTCCATCTCCTGGTCAAAGTGCATCACCATGTCGGCGTGCGGCAGCTTGTACCAAGGCATCGGTCAGTCCTCCTGAGTCAGTGTCACTTGCACGTCACCTTGACCTGGACAGCCTCGCCGGGGCGTCCCTGTGGGCCAGCCGTGATGACGTAAGTGAGGTTGCCGTCAATCGTGACTCGCGAGTCCGTAACGAACGGCGCCGCGTCGTCGGGGTGGACGTATGCGGTGACCTCGGAGACGACCTCTTCGCCCACGGCGTCGCGTACCAACTGGCGCGTGTAGGAGACCTTGCAGGGCACGGTGACGGGGGCGTCATAGAGGGAGCCGTCGCCGCCCTCACCTGAGTAGGCCTCGACCGTTATCGAGTCTTTGCGCAGGCTGCGGGGGAGGGTCCTCATGCGACGCCCCCCTTGGTGAAGTTGACGAAGAATGGGTGGAACTGCGGCATTAGGGCCGCACGCAGCACGACGCACAATGCCCTCGGCCGGTCGCGCCATGGGAACTGACGGACCATCGGGAAGCCCTCCCGCAGCAACAGGAACGATTGAGCGATGCGCCGGATTTCGACATCAACGCCGATATCGCGGCCTTCCAGTCGCGGAGCGGACACGTCAAGCCACCATGGGGCCTTCAAAGCAAATCCTCGTAGGCGAACCACGGGACGGGCTCGTTGCTCCCGGCGACGGTGACGAACTGCGCGTCGTCGACCGCTGGCAGCATTCCTTGGAGCTCCAGTGTCCCGACGCTGAGCTTGCCGGCGGCCCGGCGCATGATGCGCTCCTCGGCCGGGGTGAAGTAGAGGCCTGATCCGAAGTAGGCGCCTGCCCCAGCGACAGAGGCACCGCGCCACGAGTAGTCGCCGATGGTCTCGCCGGCAAGGCCGCTCGGGTTGTCGTAGGCCCGTAGCACCGCCGTGCAGACCGTCGCCGTGATGACTCCCGGTACCGCGTCGCCGACTGCGTATGTGGTCCCCGTGATGTCCGCGGCCAAGGCGCAGGCGTCGTCAAGGAGGGCGCCGACCCGCTCTTCGTCAGCGGCCGGGATGGTGTTTTCGTAGCGGGTCTGGAAGTCATCGAATGCGACGAAGGCCATGGACACCGCCTTTCCTGTGCCGATTGTTAAGCTCGCGCGGATTGCTCATTCTCTGGTTGCATCTGCCGATAATGTGGGTATAATGAGAACTGTAAGAAGAAGTCAGACGACGGAGGACACCATGACGCAGACACTCGATACGCAGGAAGCCCGCACAGCGCGCATCCGCGAACTCACCGACTGGAACGACGGCGACTACGAGCGTTTCGCCTCCCGCCCGGTCGAGGTCCAGCTCGCCCGGATCGCTGCCAACGCCCCCCGCCTCCCGGTCATCGACTGGAACGCCCCGCTCGCAGACGATCCCGAGTGGGAAGCCGAGAAGATCGCCGTCTACACCGACGCTGAGCGCTGCGAGCGTCGGGCATGAATCCGATTGACGACGAAAACGAGCTTCTCAACACCATCGGCAAGGCGCTGGAGGACATCTCCAATGCCTACGTCAGGGACGAAGACGGGAACCTGCTCCAGACCACGGTCATCACGTCCCCGAGCGGCGAGGTCATCGCCAAATGGGAGCGCGGCACGAAAACGCCGGCCGAGGTCGACGCGCTCGTGCGGCAGTTCATTGAGCTGCACGATCTGCCCGAGCCGCCCTCGCAGGCGCTCACTGTTGGCAAAACTGCCGCGCGTCTCGGCGTCTCGCGGCGCACGGTATACGGGTGGTGCGAGGCTGGCAGGTTTCCCGGCGCATGGCGCACGCTCGGCAGCGAATCGCGACACGGAAACTGGCGCATCCCCGCGAACGAGGTCGACGAGGTGAAGCGGGCGCCGAGGCCGTGACTGAGAAAGCCCACGGCCTCGGCGCTGTTCGGGTTGTGGGTTAGGCGCCGAGCGTGAGCTTCACGGCACGGACGAGGATCGGGACGCCGTCGGTCTTGACGATCGGGACAGGAGTCCCGGAGACGACCTCGGGGGCGAAACCCGTGCCGCCCTTGGGCACGAACTTACCGTTGGCGTCAAGGGTTCCCTCATCCTTGACCACGTCGCTGCCAATCCACGAGCTGCCGATGCAGCGGTCACGCACGTACAGCGGGTCGTAATCCTTGATGACGCGGATTGCGAAGCCGCCGTTGGACTGCGTCGCGCCCCAACTGGCACCGTCAGGCACGAAGGGCGCACGGCTCGAAAGCACGAACGCCGTCTTGTGGATGGCGAAGCACTCGTCGGGGGCGATGCCGTTGGCGAGCACGACGTGGAACCCGCCGTAGTTCGTCGAGATAGTCGCGTCGGTGAGCGCGTTCTGCTCGGCCGGAGCGGCGACAGGACGGCTAGCGAGATCCTCGAGGATGATCTGCTCGATCTGCGAGCCGACCACGAGGGCGCGGCCCGAAGACGGCACGTAGCAGTCGTTGAGCTGGCGCCGCGCGTCTAGCACGCTGTGAAGCGGCGCAGCCTCGCTGAAGGTCCCCGTGAGCGCGTAGGTCGCATCGGAGATCGAGTTGGCGAGTTCGTCCTCGACGCCCACGACGATGGAGCGCAGGATCGGGCTGAGGACTTGAGCGCTGAAGTCGACGATGTCGAGCGTCAGGTTCTCGTCAGTGACGTTGATGCCCTTGTAGACATCGGTGTCGAGTTTCACGTCGACCGAGGTCTCGGACAGATCGTCCATCACGAGCGGGCCTGAACTACGCAGCGCGCGGGTGCGCGCCACGATGTAGGCCGGAACGCGGATCGTGACGGTGTCGCCGTAGACGCCGGCGAAGTCGCCGGCCGCGTCACGCCACACGAGCTGCGGCAGGACGGTCTCACGCATGAGCACGCCGAGCGCGGTGTTGACGACTTTGGTTGCTTTAATGAACGAATTAGCCATGGTTTGTGTCTCCTAGAGGCGCGGCACACTGGCCGCCAATTTGTGCGGGTCGGTCTCGTCGGGCTCCTCATTCGGAACCGCGCCCGAGCGTAGCCGCTCTTTCGGCCGTGTCGGCTGCTTCTTGTCGGCGTCCGTGCCGGACTGACCGTAGGTCTCGGGGAAGTCGTCGAGGATGCCC